TGTACGCCATTAGATGAAGTGGCAGTGAGAATATCACCGGGGTAAAGAGAAGGAGAAGCATCAGCAAGTTTAACAAACTCATATGCATCATCTACCATCAACCCACCGGGGTTTACAACAGCACCTTCCTTGAAGATATGTCTACCAAGTCTTGCCAGTTCTTTCTGGATGATTGTCTGTGCCTGTGTAAGTTCTCTGGCTTGCAAGGCTCGTCCAGAGTTAAACAGAATGCGGTGATAGTTATCACTATCTCTATAATCATCCTTGTAGGTAGTAGCAAATGTATTTTCGTTAAACGTATTTGGCATTTCTTATTTTACCTTTTAAAACTGCACAATCATTTTAATGTCTTCAGTACCAACACTACTGCGAAGGATTGCGGCTCTGTTTTCAATATATAGCACCTCTCCACTGAAAGGATTGACTTCACCATCAGAGTCTGATACAAAAGCAGCAGCAGTTCTGGTTCCTAATGAGTCATTGATTGCAACATCAGCAGAGCTAAATGCTAAGTAACCTGTGTTATCGTTTTGATGATATGAAATTTGGGGACCATTAACTTTATCTACATATGCCTTTGCACCTGTATTATCACCTACTAGAAGATCATCTGCTTCAATGCCCGTTGTAATAGCAGAATCTAATGTAAGAATTCTAAGTGCAGAACCAGTAGTTGCAGTAAAGTCTGAGTCCGCAGCAGACCGACTTGTAGGGATAGTTGGGTTTCTAATCAGACCTACTTGTCTGAAATCATTGTTAATAATAAAATCACCATCACCCGCTTCACCTACAATCTTTGCATTAAACATAAGTGATCTTGATCTAAGGTCTTCTCTAGCATCAGCACCAATACCCTTCTTGGAGATAATAGGTCTAATTACAGCACCTGTACCAGTAGAGGTATTGATTTTAACATTAGCAAAGTCATATCCTGAACCAACTGGAATTGCCGTAGAGTCATCAATCTCTACTTTTCTGATAACACCAGATACAGGATCAGCCGTTAACTTAGCTCTAGCAAAACTACCGTTACCCTGAATAGTTACAGTATCACTAACAGCATATCCAGAGCCGGGAGAGACCACTTTGTATCCAATAATAGAACCCGGAATAGCAGCATTCTGAACATTTTGCTGTGCTGTCTCAATAGAGGTAAGCACTCCACTACCAACAAATTCTACTGGAATAAAGTTAGCAGAACCAAACTTACTTAGTCTCAAAGCAGACTGTGTGTAAAGATACTTCCAGATATATCCATCTGCTGTAGCAACACCGGGGTTAGTAGTAGTAAGTGTTGTGTCCGGGTCAACACTAGAAGGCTGTGGAGTGCCAGTGGCATCTTTACCTTGTTGCAAACAAATGTAAACTCTGTTTGATGCAGTCATTACATAGTACTGACCATTTGCACTTGTACCAGTTGCAGTCTTTTCGTCACTATATGCCTGATAGGTTGTACCAGAAGCCCAATTGTATCTAGGAGCAACATAGCTAACATCAGTAGTCTTAATGACAGACTGAAGATTTGCCCTAAAGTCTCTTTCTTCTCTATCTGTCGGAACTGGTGTTGGTGGAGTATCGGTAATATTCCATTGATCAGATTTACCAATACCAATATAATAGTTGCTTGCAGAATCACCTACATCAGCAATTAATTCTGATACAACTACTTTTTTTAAATCATCGGTTACGATTGCTACCATGTGTTTTTACTACCTATTTTAACCAATTCCAAATTTACCAAGTTTGTCCGAATCTTTGCTAACATGCCATTGGTCCCCGTCCCAAATTGTTTCAAAGTATCCGTTACCTGTCATTTCTACAAAACCGGAACCACCGTCTGGATGTGCAAAGTATGTAAGACCGTTAGGCCACTGAATAGTTACTGTACTTGCACCACTCTTATTAATAACCTTCTTTACTTCACCAACCTCAAAACCTGTGCCAAAGAAGTTGAAAGTATGAGACGTTGCTGCATTAATAATATATAATGCTGCACCTGAATCAAATACGTCATCAACATCTGTCATGTTTTGTACGTTGTATTTAATCCTACCGTCAAAACAAATAACACCATCATTCTTTGGTTTAATATTTACACCTACATCTGTACCACCCTCTGCTCCAATAGTTGGAGAGGAATCTGTAGAAGTAATTTTAAGATAATTAGTAGGTGTTCCATCTGTAGACAATTGAACAATTGGCTGATCACCAGAGTCACGAATAATAGTCTTCATCTTAGGATCATTTAACGTAATGCCACTAAAAGTAGCATTAGTTGTGATGCTATAGTTTCCTGTAGATAACAAGTCACTATCAATTAATCTTACCCAACCATTTGTGCCACCTGCTGCCACAGCCCTTTCTTCGTCTTCTAAGAACCCAAACATACCATTATATACAGTAGAAGAAGGAAGTACAGATGCATTAGCAAAGGAGTTACCAAAGTATAGTGTTGCAGCAACACCAGTAGGAGAGTCTGCAAGATTAACGTTTCTACTTCCTGCTGTACCTTCAATGACGACAAGCTCACCAGTCTTGTTAGGAAGACTGACAACCTTATTACTCATAAGAGCTGAGTCTAGCAGTCCTAAAGTAACACTGAAGTTAGAGTCATTGGAAAAAATGATACCAGTGCTATCAAAACTAATATTATTACCAAGTGATGTGCTATCACCACCTAGTGCAGAATAAAGTTCTGTAAAGTTATCATTAATCTTAGTGCCAGCACCTCTAAGGGTATCACCTGTGCCATCATTTGCTGCTGCACCAATTGAAATGTTTTGTCTTGCCATGTTACCTACTCAGTAAATGAATTAATAATATTTATACCAGAATTTAAGGAACATCAGTTCCTACACTATCATAAAACGGAAATACACCTTCATCCATTGTCTGTATGGTATCAGACATAAAGATGCGGGTAAGTCCAGAGTTAGCCGAGTCAGCCGAATCATCAAAGGTCGGTGAATTAGTATTTAGGATATCTGCAATAGATGCATAGTTATCATAGGAGTCACCAATACCATTGATAGAATCATTATAGAAATGAATTTCTCTGTCAGGATAGTATCTTGTATTAGTTGCACTATCAATACCTGTGAGACTGATAGTTGGAGAAAGATTAAGATCAGCAGAAAATTCAAAGGAAGTTACTGCAATATCACTATCTACCAGAGCCAGAGGCATACTTGCTGCTAATTGAGAGTTTGTTGGTAAAAGTTCAAACAGTGTTTCTGTAAAGATTGCAAACCCTGCTGGATGTAGATAGTTCTTATAGAAGTTAAACCATTCTGTAGGGGGAACGTTAGTTCTTAATAGAATAGAGTATACCTGATAGAAGTAAGAGTCCTGAATAAATCTTAAAGATTCTGCCCCAATCTCTGACTGACCAACAATAAACATAGAGTTTCTAGGTAGAATTTGCTCTACATCCGTACCTTGGAAATATCTAAAGAATGAGTCAATAGATATTTTTGTACCCTTACTATTGAGAAGTCCCGGAATTTGAAGGTAAGCAAATCTAGGAGAAGGGAATGTATCTGTGCTAAATGTTTTCTCTTGAAACAATAGGTCTAAAAATTCATCATCAGTTGAGCCGGGGTCACGAATAGTAAACATCTTTTTAAGATTGTGTGTCGGATGTCCATCACTATCTAGGTAATCATAATATGCTTCTAGAAAATCTATAAGTTTAGGATACTGCTCTTTAAAGTGTTCAGGAACAACTGTCTTGACTTGCGGTTGATGCAAGTTAGCTTCAAGTCTATTAAAGTCAGTTAAGGTTCTTTCATTAGACATTTTAGTTGGTCACACCCGCAACAGCAGTAGCAGCATTAACATCTGGAATAGCAGATACAAAGTTATTCCCCAAAGTAATCAGAGTATTTCTCAAAGGCTTAAAGTTAGTGTCATCAGCAGGAGTTGCTGTGATGTTTAAGTATCTAGCACCTGAAGTAATAGCTTGTGGTTGGAAACCAGACAAGGTAACTGTACCAGTTGTAGGTTCATAGCTACCAATATTGTCAACTACTACTTTACCATTTTGGTCAATAATCTGAAGAGTTGTAGAATGACGAACCTTGTTGCGCAAAGTACAAGTAATATTGTTAAAAGTAAATCTATCACTACTAATTGTAGATTCTGTCATCTGTGGTGCCTGAATAGAATTCAAGAAATTGATAGTATAGTCGGCACGAATAATATTATCTGTATTTGGGTTTCTAGATGGAGTAAATCTTGCAGTCATCTTTAACTCTAACTTAGTACCCAAAATAGACGAGTCAGAAGTATCAATCGCAGAAGCAAGTCTTGACTTGTGAATTACATCATTAAACTTACCAGCATTAGTAGCAAAGTAACTTTGAACAAAGTTTCTAATCTTGTTTTCAAGAGCTTGTCTTGTTAAGTTAGTTAATCCGCTATTATACCTACATGTTGATGTTACGTCAAGGTAAATAAATGTTGGGTCAACAAATTCTGTCTCAATACCAATAATAGACAATGGATTTGTCAGGTTTTGAATAATAACTGCCTCTGTTGCTACCTGTTGTGCAGCAGATAGAGTATCCTCATAAACCAGAGACACTAAAACTTTACCATACTTTGCAGGTACATTGTCTTCACCACCCCATGCGTTGATTGACTTAATACCCGGAACACCATTGGCAATAATACCAAGATAGTCACCAGCAGCAACAAATCTGTTCTGCGCAAGATAAGATAGTGGCGCATTCTGTCTAATAGATTCAATACCCTCTTTATCTGCACCAAAGGAAGACTTTGCATAGGTTGTTACATTTAGATTGTATGAAACATTATTTACACTAAGAGTAGATGTAGGTGTAAAGACAGAAGCACCATTAGCATCTAGACCATTTGTTCTCAGGTATGTAATACGGATTGCCTGACCGTTTTCAGGGTTAACACCTGTAAGACCCCCCAC